ATAAAATTCGATAAGACAAAAACCTTACAGAAAGAAGGTATGGAAATAAGTAGTTACATAGCAGGGGTAAATAGTGGTGTTTATGGATTACCATTTGTAATTGCTGTAAGGTGTTGGGCAAGTAAATGGGGGTTTAAAAAATTCTTCTACCGAGAAATTAAGTTGAATATTTTTGAGGTTAGACAACTAAAACAAGAACTTGATAAAGTAATAGAGTTTTACGACGGACGAGTATAAACACAGTTAATTATGGAACGATTAATTGAAAACTTGACAAAACAGTTGCAAAATGTAATTAAAGAACACCCGATAGAAGTTAAAAATGACACTTATTGGAGGGGTGTAAAAATTGGATTGGAGACAGCTATTGAAGTGGCACGAACCCTTAAAAATTAATTGGGGTTATACATTGTTGTAAAATTGTTTTAATGTTTTACAACGGTTTGGCTATGTGTAGTTGCGAAACTTAAATAAAATGATATGTTGACAAAAGAGCAATACAATAGATTAAAGCCACAAATGATTGAATATGAGAAAGAGCAATTACGTTTATCTCGTGTTAGCGGTAGTACAGAATGCCCTTTCTGTAGTGGAAGCAAAATAACTCCATTTGTAAGACAAGGTAAATCACAAGATTGTAAAGAATGTGATAAAAATGGAATGATTAAAAATAGAAGGTTAGCGGAACTTGATTTGATTTGAGTATTACCGCTAACGCATTGTGTATGGTGCGTATGCCGATAGGCTATGCAATATACACGTTGTTAGAGTGAGTTAAAGTAATTAAAAAATAGAAATAATGAATAAGAAACTAGCAAAAATTACAAGTGCAAAACTTGAAATTAAAGAAAGATTGTTACCCACCGTTTACTCGGAACATTGCCCATATTGTGATAGTGAAAATATATCAATGATAGGAGACCCCGAATATAATGACGAATGGGAATGTGATGATTGTAAAAAGACATTTAGCTCATTTAAAACAAAAGTTGTTAATGGTGGGTAACATAACTATAAAAGGCGTTTTAATGCCGTTTATAAATAGTTAAACCAAAACAAAGAAGATGGCTAAGATAAAGATACAATGTGAAATAGAGTTTGATGAAGATTTTTGGTATAGTCATAATGATGAAGAAGAACTGCAATGGTTTAAATCTGTATTGAACGATAAAAAAGACACTATGATAATACTACATTCAAATGATGTGGGCGACACCATAGGACAGACAAATAATTTTAAATGGGAACTATTAAACCAAAACAAAGATGAGTACAATAGAGATGCTTGAAGAAAGGCAAGAAAATAATAAGTCAAGCCATTATGTTTCTGTAAAAATTTCTCCAACAGAGTATAATCACTTTAAAGTTGACGAAGCTGTAAAGACTTATATTCAGCAGTTGGAAAATGCACTACATAATGAAGGAGTAAAGAATACATTAATTGAATTATATCCAAGACTAAAACCAAAACAAAGATGATGAATAAAATTAAAGATTTTGAAATTGGTAAAAAAGTTAGATGGTTTTATCAAACAAGTAAATGGCATAAGCCTGAAGCTAATGAAATTGTTTATATAGGTTCTGAAAGGGTTGGTGATAGAGTTAGGATAGATAGAAAGAATAAAAATGGTGATGTAGTAGAGGGCGGTTACGTGATGATTGACGAACTATACGAGCCTAAATTAACGCTTAGAAGATGAACAGAATACTACTAATACTTAGTTTCGCTATGGCCGGGGTGATGAGCTTCTTCTCACCATTGACCATCAGCCATGGGGATCAGGGCTGTTGTGCTGAATGCACACTGAAGAAAGAAGATGAAATTGAAATAATAGACGAAGACGATGGAAGACACGAAGATTAACATATTGTTTGTACTGCTGTTTATTTTATGCTTGATAGGTAAACTATCATCTCAAACAATTGAGTCGCTTAGAACGCATCTAAATGCGTCTGAGATGCATCATAAGGAGATAGTATTAAGGCAGGCTATCTTAGAGACGGGTTGGTTGACCTCATACTCATGCAAGAACAGGCACAATCTCTTTGGTTTCAGATACCGGGGAGAGTACCTTGAGTTTGACTCTTGGCAGGAGTCAGTTGATTACTATCAGAGGTGGCAGAAGAGACACTACAAAGGAGGAGACTACTACAAGTTTATCAAAGACCGGGGGTACGCAACAGACCCCAACTACATTACCAAGCTAAAGCACATAAAACTATGATAGAGAAATGGAAACTACTACTACGGCTTCACGGTTGGAACATAACAACAAAAGCCATTCACCCCGATCAAGTAACCTACGACGATGACTGCCCACCTGATGAGAGGTATTTTGTGGGGATAGAGATAGACCACAAAAGTAAGGCCGGGATAATATACCACGACAGAGAGTTGACCGAGAAAGACATTATACATGAGCTTCTGCACGTAAAATACCCCGACAAGAGTGAGGATTGGGTGAACAAAACAACCGAGGACTATGCAATTTAGAGACTACCAACAAGACATAATAGACAGAGGCACAGAGATTGTCAGAACACACGGCCTGCTGTACCTAGCTATGGAGGTCAGAACAGGGAAGACCCTCACGAGTCTTGGAATTTGTGAACAGCTTAATGTTGAAAACGTTCTGTTCCTTACCAAGAAGAAGGCTATGTCATCCATCAGTGACGACCTTGATAAGATGTGCCCCACCAATTTCGTTATGTTCACCATCAACTACGAGAGCATACACAAGATACCAAACCTGAAGTGGGACGTAATCATCTGTGACGAGGCTCACTCCATGGGGGCATACGCCAAGCCAAACGGGAGAGCCAAGAAGGTAAAGGCCCTGATCCAAAAATGTCAGAGCAAGGTCATCCTCCTGTCGGGAACCCCAACCCCGGAGTCATACTCTCAGATGTACCATCAGGTGTACGGCATACCAAACAATCCATTCTTCCGGTACAAGAACTTCTATAGGTTCTCAGATGACTATGTAGATGTGTTTGAGAAGAAGATAAACGGGAACTACGTTCGGGACTACTCAAGGGGGAGGAGGTCCATACTAGATATGATGGCCCCATACACCCTGAGATACACTCAGCAGGAGGCAGGATTTAAGGTTAAGATCACAGAGAACAAGCTGTATGTAGACATGCAGGACAGCACCCACGCCATGTGTAAGAGCCTGTCTAAGAACTTAGTAATTGAAGGCAAGGAGGAGGTGATACTAGCAGACACCCCCGTCAAGCTCATGCAGAAGCTGCATCAGATGTACTCAGGCACGGTGAAGTTCGAGTCAGGGAACTCGCTAGTGTTCGACAAGAGCAAGGCAGAGTTTATCAAGGGACACTTCGCAGGCAAGAAGCTCGGCATCTTCTACAAGTTTAAAGCAGAGCTGAAGGCAATGAAGGATGTCTTTGGAGACTCTCTGACCACCGACCTTGAGGAGTTCGACTCCACCGACAAGTCAATAGCCCTGCAGATTGTCAGTGGCCGGGAGGGATTATCACTTAGGAATGCAGACTGCATTGTCTACTACAACATAGACTTCTCAGCGACAAGCTATTGGCAGTCTAGGGATAGGATGACAACCAAGGACAGGACCCACAATGATGTGTATTGGGTATTCTCCAATGGTGGTATCGAAGACAAGATATACAAAGCAGTAACCAAGAAGAAGGACTACACGCTCTCACACTTCAGGCGTGATTTATTATCTTTATAACAGATGACAGAGCAGAAGATACAAGCTAAAAGAATAAAGCAGCTTGAAGCTGAGGGTTACTATGTGATTAAATTAACCAAGACAAACAAGAACGGCATACCTGATCTGATTGCAATACCACCCAACTCAGATGTGTTGTTCAGCGAGATTAAGACGGAGAATGGAAAGCTTTCTCCATTACAAAAATACAGGATAAAGGAACTAAATAACCATGGAGTTAGAACCGAAGTATATAAGGGCGTACAATGAGAAGTATGAAGTCGATTCAACCTTTATTGAGAAGTTACACATGTACCCGGTAACAATTAGCCTAAACATAATAGATCAGATAAAGAGCGTTGTTGACCACCTTCCGACAAAGGAGGAGTACATGCAGATAATATCAGGGGTTGTTAGGGGAGACAGGCCATTCTTCTTTCAGGTAATGTATATCAACGAGGAAGAGTATATGCCTATATTTACAGACATAGAGGAGATTGATATAGACGAATACTTAGATGAAATAAATAATAAAAAAACAATAACATGGAGCAGACAAAATACGAAGTAAAAAAACTAATGGACATAGTCAATACTCACTTTGACCTAGACATACTAGCTAAGACTCAGAAGAAGGACTATGTGGACGGCAGGATGATCTTCACTAAGATACTAACCGAGAAAGGATACGGACCTAGTCGGATATCTAGGATACTAAAGAAGAACCACGCCTCGATCCTGAACTACAAGAAGAAGATATCGTACTACCTGATGGCAGACCCAAACCTTCAGAAGAGGTATCAGGAGTGCTTAGAGGATTTTTACAGGGATCATGATCCCGCCTACGACATGAACGAGTCAGACCTTAGGAGAGAACTAATATCCTTAAGGAAAAAATTCAGGTATCAGGTAGAGAACAACAACAAGCTTAGGGCAAAAATCAAATCCTTAGACCCACTCTTTAAAATCGTAAAGGAGAGAACGTCCCTTGTTGATGAGGACGACATAAGTAAGAAACTAATACGCATGTTCAACGGTGTACACAGGTGAGGAAGATAGGATAGCCCACATCAACTTTGTGATGTCTTGCATTCACAGGTCAACCAATCAGATATACGAGCACCTTATGGATCGTGAGTATGAGGACCTGAGGAAGGAGATATTACTGTTAACGAAGCAACTAAAAGAAATAAAAGACTCAGTAAATGATGATTAAAGAAGAACTAATGGAGGCACTCGAGGAGAATGAGTGCCTCATAGCAAACGGATTCGATGATGCCCTGATTGGTATTACAATGACCGGAGAGATCGTGGCTGTGTACAGCTACAGGAAATGCATAGAGGTGCTAATGAGAGACATGAACGAGGAGGATGCTTTGGAGTATTTCTCATACAATGTACTTGGTGCTTATGTGGGAGAGAAGACACCCCTGTTTATTGACGACATAGAAACCTCCCACTGATGGGAGGTTTTTATCTATATACTACTTTCTTCTCAGTCTTCTTCTTCTCAGTCTTCCCCTTCTTTTTAGACCCACCCTCTATAGTATAGTCACTATAGTTTAAGACCCTAGCTACTGCCTCGCCAAAGTCCATGTCCTCATTGAGTAGCTTACTCCAATTGTTCTTTATCTTCAGCACCTGATTAGCCGGAACGCCCCCCATCTCTAGCACATTAAGGATGGCCTTGTTGAAATACTTTTCCTTGGTTTCATCCTTCTTGGCCTTATCCATCCTCTGAATGTTCTCGTATAGCTCTCCGAACTGATCGAATACCGGAAGGTTTCTGAAACTAGCAGCCCAAGGCTTATCTAAGTATAGGTCACGAGCCCCTGCCAATATATCTCCTAGTATAAACAACGAGTTAAATGTTCCAAGAGCTGCAGCCATACCTAGCTCGTCATCGTCCTCCTCTCTCCAATCTCTCAGTATACCGGGGAGACCAAGTGCTACATACTGAAAGAACATAGGTAGTACAACATGATAGGTTACAAACGTCCTTATATTCTGACGAAGCGTTCCTCTTCCTGCAGACTTATCCCAAGACACAAGCTTTCTATATAGGTTTCTTATTGCTATTATATCTTTTCTCAATAGCGCACGAGATGATGAGGTAAACAGCGACATCCATCTGTAGAAGAAGTTGTCGGTTTGGAAGTAGTCTCTAGCCTGTATACCTGCAGATGATTGCTGAGTGGTATCAATCTGCTTCTCAACCTTCTTAACGGCATGGTCAATAGCCTGCTGCTCAGTGGCTTTAGGATTGTTCTTTTTAAACTGAGACTTGTAGTAGTTGTAGTTCGGTATAGACCCCATGACCCCGGCCTTATCCCCAAACTTAACCAAGAACATCATTAGGTCCATTGCCTTATCAACACTTATCTCCTGACCTTTAATTGTGGTAACCCCGGAGTATAACTTTTCCTTCTTACTCGTATTGTAATCCTCTAGAAGCCTAGCGAAATCACCCTTGTTGTATCTGTCCTGAAGGTAGACAGAGTTCTCATACAGCTCTGTCCAACTTGACTTGAATGTCTTCAGGTTGTTGGCCATTCCTTTAGCCGCTTCCTTGGTCCAATTCCTGTAGCCTATGTAGTCAGCAAATGCTAGGGCTGATGTGAACTGCTTTAATGCTATGGTTGGGTTAAGACCAAGCTTGGTTACAACAAAGCTTCTTGTCATCCAATTGAATATCTTACTTCCTGATCCGGCACGAGACTTACCTCTGTCGATTATCTTGTCGTACTGCTTGTTTAGTATGTTGTACACATCCTTACCTGAGGTAACCTCAATAGCTCTCTTTATCTTAGGATCCTTTATTATTTTTGTGACATCCCTAACTGTCTCACCATAAGCCCTGAAGTACTCCATCTCACTAATGTATGAGGCAAGCATCGAGTCACCATCCATAGTTAAGATGGGGTTGCTGTTATTAATCCGAGCCTTAGTGGACCTTGCCCCCACCATGGTCTGATAATTGTTGGCCCCCATATCAAGAAGGCCCATTGTCTGCTCGACACCTTCTCTAGATACTATACCTGCATAAAACTCATTCCAAGGCATGTTGGTCCTGTATATCTCCTTGTATACAGCATTGTACCTCTCATAAACAGATGGGAAGAACTCCTCTACCTGCCAATCTGCCCAACGTCTTACCTCAGGATCAAGCTTGCTGTCTATCTCAGCCAATATATCTTCAGTACTTTTACCCCAACCCGGTTTATTCTCTAGCCCCGGCATAAGGGATGGGTCCTTTGCTTGGTTGTAGATGTAGTACATCTCATTCTGACTCATCAACATGGTCAGGCTGTTTATCTCATTTGAGATCTTTCTTCTTTCCTTCTTCGTTAAAGACTTGTCCTTAAGCTGTTGAGTTAATTCATTAACCCTCTTTGGATCAGTATATATCTTAACACTCTTGATGTTGTTTCTCTTCATCTTCCGAATGTAGTTCTTACCGAATATCTCCTTGGCTTTATTTTCTGTGGTGGCCTTGAGGAAATTCATTCCCTCTATGTACATGTTCCTAGACTTGTCGAAACGATCACTGATAAGCTCTACAGCCTTGCCTCCAAATATCTCACCGGGCATCTTTTGTATCCTATCAATGAGACCCTCTATAGCTTCGGTCCTAAGTATTACCCAATCAAAAGATTCCAAGAAGGATTTAAGGACCTTTACTGCCTTGCTCCTGTTCCTGTTCTTGTTCTCCTTCTGCTCTATTTTCCTAGTGGCCTCCTCAACACTCTCTTCACTACTGTAGTCTATCTTAACCCCTGACACCTCCTCAAATATCTGAGACTTCTCAGTGTTGTATCTATCCTTCGCCGCCTTTATAGCCTCAACGTATTCGTTCCTCTCCTCCTTGAAGGTAGACTTGAGCCTGTTGTATACATCCTTAAGAGTATCAGCCTTGTATGAGTCTGTGTTCTCTAGTAGTATTGACTCGTTGTACAGTATGGCCATGTCAATGTCAAAGATTCTTTTGACCTGCTCGTCAGTTGTCTCGTTGGCATTCATCAACTGCTCTCTCTCCTCCCTAAGCTTGTCTATCTTTTCTGTCACACTCTCAACACTAGAGTCCTGAGCTAACATGTCAGACTTTATCTTCTCTATTCTCTTCTGAGCCTCAGGAAGTAGCTTACCTTTTACCCGAGCACCCACTAGCTTTGTGGTCTTAGTAGATAGTTGCTTCTCAACCCCACTCAATATGTCCTCTACGTTCTGCTTATTGATCTCGCTGACAACCCTATCTAATACCAATCTTATGTCATTGTCCGGCTTGGTAGTAAGCTTGTAATAGTCCTTGTAGTACTTAGCATCTGAGATCTCTCTTAATATCTTCTTAACCCTTGTTGTAGACCACTGTGTTTTGGGTAGGTTCTGAAGGACAAACTTCTTCATCTCCTTCCTTAGGTTTGCTACACCCTTAGCTCCGGCCTTTCTCTCCCTGAGCATAGCTTTCATGTTCTTGACATCAGACGCTATAGCCCTATTGTTGGTCTGTGCTAGAGATTTGTCTAACCCTATCACTAGCTCTGCCTGTAGCTCTTTTGTCAGCTCCTTAAACTCAGGATCGGCCATTAGTATCTCCTTAGCCTTATCTCGTAGCTGAGAGATGTCCTTCTTTTTCTTAGCAAACTTGTTGGCCTTCTCCATTACCCGGCTAAAAAGCTGCTGTCCAACAGCAGAGTTGTTGGATACATTCGCAAATGCAGGAGGCATTGTAGTAAACATATCTAGTGGTATCTCCATTGCTGACCGTATATCAGCAACCTTGTACCCCTTCTGTCTCAGATATAGCTCAATGGAAGCATCACTGAAGTTTAGGGTACGAGCCTCCTCTATAATGGCAGACATGCTAGTTGACTCAGGCTTCTTAGCCATACTTAGCTGAAGCTGATCACCCATCTCGGACACCTGATATCCCTCAAACAATTTCCTTCCTGAGAGCAGGTCTACATTCACAGCATCAAGAAACTCATCGAGGCTAATTGTCTCAATCTGTTCTGATGTGTACTTAGATATCCCGGTAAGCTTTCTTACATAACCATACAGCGTCTCTAGCCAACTCTTAAAGCTCTTCTTCTGAGCAGCCACTACAAATGCCTCACCTCTATCTCCGATAGCCATAGCTAATGCCTCCTCTAGAACATATGCGTTTATATCGCTCTCGCTCACTCCATCCTTACGCATCTGATCAATGATCTTCTTGTATGACTTGCTGCTTTCTACCCTCTTAACATAGGGGCTCTCCTTTATTAGTGACAAGCCCTTGTTATAGAGTGCCTTATTAGCCTCCTTTGCCACGTTCAACCACACATGACCAAACTCATGGATGGGCGTGTTGTAGTTTGCAAGACCGGGGTTCAGGTACAGCTTACCCTTGTATACAGCACCGTATACTTTTTGATTTTTAGTGGTTAGCTTCTTTGCATATATGTCCTTAGCGAGCTCATCAAACTCCTTCTGAGTAGAGACAACCTCAACACTAGGGAACGACCTTCTTAGGACAGACACAAACTTCTGATATGTAGACGCTTTAGGAGATGACACATCCCTTACTACAGAAGCACTCATTTCTGCGCTTCTTATAGCCTCGGCTCTAGCCTTCTTTGCGCTAATCTTACCCTTCTCTACAAAAGGAGTAATAACTTGTTTTATTGCTGCGTCAATTTTATTTGCATTCTTTAATTTTTTTGCAGCTACTATTTGTGACCTAAGCTTCTCTCTAACATCCTGATCAAGCTCCTTACTCAATCTAACCTTGCTTAGTGCTTCAAGTTTATTCTTTGCCCCTGTTGCTTTGAACGTTGCCTGTAGCTTCTCAACGACCTTTAACTCTTGTGGAGTCAAGGTCTCAATTGGCTTTGTTTTTTTAATGGTTTTGATAAGACCCGCAACCTTTTTATTTATGGTCTTTAAATAGTCAGGCATTACATTCCAAAAAGGCGTGGTCTCTTTTAATAAGCCAACAACCCTACCCCTTATATATACCGGATAGTTTTCATGCTCAGGAAATCCTTCCTTCTTTTGTTGATCCCTACCAACTATAGCCTCCTCCTTAGTCTTCTCTGTTACCTTGTTACCCTTCTTATCAGTAACCTCAAGAACCATAGTCATAGACCCTGTGGGTATATTCTTTGTAAATTCTTCTGAAACCTCATCTCTCAACCCCTCTATTGTAACGCCAAGCTCTCGCATCTCATTAGCAATAGGTGTAGACTTTGATCCCTCTAAAACATCTTGTGAGGGAAGCACTGCTCTTGTAAAGGCAGCTCTTACATCAACATGGTTTTTCGGGTTGTAAATTGAATCAACTAGTTGATCAAGCGATGTGCTTTTAGCAACAAGACCTTTTATCTTATTTATGTTCTTGTTATTTAATTTTTTAATGTGATCCTTAATAAGCTGAAATACTTCCTGCTTTTTTTGTGGAGATATGGCGTCAAGCTTCTCTATAAGCTGAAGGCCCATAACCTTGTTAGAGTCAACACCACTAGAAGACATATTGTAAACGACTGTATAGTCTGCATCTATTGCCCCCTTTACTATAAAACTAGCTGCCTCATTATCAATAGAAGCCCAAGCAATCTTTCCTCTTAACGCTTTTATTAGGGGGAAGAATGGGCCTCCCATATTTTTCTCATCTACCTTTAGTCGATCAGCCATGACTAGGTTGACCTTCTTGCCCTCTAGGTCTTTCAACCCTATTCTCTCAAGATCTTTTGTAAGTGGATTGTCTTTGTCTAAAGTTATAGTTGTCACCTCAGCTTCCGGAGCAACCTGCTCCACAGTGAATGGGTCCTCGGCAAGCTCGACACCCGCCTCCTCCATCTCAGACATAGCCCTTTCCTTCTCTGCAGCAACCCCCTCTACATCCTCTTTCTCCTCAGTCTCAAGCTGAGGCTGTAACTTCTCTTCTTTTAGGTCTGTTGGTACAGAGTATTCGTCAGGAAGTAGAGTGACCTTTTGTTCAGCAAATGATATCTCATCATAAATCTCATTGACTAATTTCTTAGCCTCCTCAACCTTCCCTCTTTTCCTCAGCTCCCTAGCCTTGTCTCTCTTTTTAAATACCTCATCGTTTATTCCGGAGAAATTCACCCAAGAGTTCTGACCTCGAGTCTCTGCAGTCATTGCCTTGGCTGCTAACGGAGAGAACATTCTAACGTGAACATTCCAAGCGTTCTCCTCTCCAATAGGACCAAACCCATTGCCTAGCTCTGCATGTCCAAAGAAGTCATGAATCGCCCTGAACAGATCATTAGCTAATAGTGGAACACCATTAACATCTACAAACTCTGTCTCTTGAAGTAGTGGATTATCTTTTCTCTGCTGCTCAGTGATCTCTGTATCACCAAACCCGGACTCAGTAGAGAATATCTTTATTCTTTTGTTGTCCCTGAGATCATCAATCATCTGCTGAGAGTTGTCGTATGGCTCCGTATTGTTTACCTCGACAACATATCCTGCATCAATAAGTTCTTTGTACTGCTCTATAGTCTCCTCGACAAGCTTGTCGTATGCAGCCTTGACCTCCGGATCATCTATAGTTCTTTTAGACTCCTCAAATGCCTTGGCTATTTCTTTGGCCCGGTCTTCTTGAATTTCTTTCGTTCCTTCAAAAACTCTTCGTGGCTTCCGAAAAACTCGTTGATAATATCTGTCCGCAATTTTCTTAACTGCCGGGATCCCGACATTGAAGATTCTGTTTCCTGCTTTTTTGCCATCGGTTAAATAATTTTCTACTGATAAATCTTGAAAGTAGGCATCCCTACTTATCGCTTGGTCGAGCGCACTATGTACACGTTGCCCTTGTTTGCCTTTTTTGGGCCTTGAGCCTTTAGCTCGTCTAAGAATTGCTTGCCTATCTCCCTTGCCGACATATCTTGAATCGACTGCTTCGTATCCTTTTTGCTCATAACTTACGTTTTCTTTCTTTAGTTCTTTTATAAAATTACCTATTTTTTCTTGCAACTGCAAGTCAGAAAATTCCAAGACATCAATAAAGGTAACCTCATTGGTGCTTTGGTTTATACTATAGTCAGTGATCCCGGCCTTCTTAAGGGCATTTACTGCGGCCTGTGTATCTGAAACCACAACGCTATACATATTCGCATTGTGATTAGCCGACCCCTCATCAACCACCTGAGCAGCTATGGATGCCTCCTGAACGTCCGGGGTGAGAGCAGCCATTATTGCAGCGAACTCTTCTGCCTGCTCAATAGTTGCACCTTTTAATACCACAGTGTTAGAGACCTCAACTATCTCGTTGCCTGACTCGTTCTTGTAGCCACCTATATTCTCTTGAACCTCTACCTCAAGACCAAAGTCTTTCGCCACCTCATCTATCTTTGCCCGGTAAGCCTGATAAGACTCTGACTGTCTTAGATCTTTAGCGTCCTCAATTGTCTCAACCTGTGTATCAAAGTATGGGGCCACAGCTACTGAGGTATCAACATCAAATATCTCCCCTAGAAGTTTAGACTCAACCTGTAGCTTCTCAACCCTTTCTTGGTTGGCATCAAACATCTCCTGCTGAAACTTGGTTAGCTTCTTGCCCTCATTCTTTCTAGCGGCAACTCCGGCCAACAGGGACTCTAGCCTAGAGTCTTCTATTGTACCCTCCCTGAAAGCCTTAACATCCTCCTTGGTCCCCTTGTCAACTACAACCACATCTTCTTGAACTTCGGGAGCTTCTTCAATTTTTTTAAACGTATACCTTTTATATGTAACCTTGTCCTTCCCTTTACCAATTGTGACCTCTCCCTCAGTAACAGGCTCTTGACCTTTATACCTCTCAGGTAAATCATTGATTGATTCTACTTCGAAAGTTTCTACTTCCGGCTGTACTTCTTCCGGCTGTACCTGTCCCACTTCTTGCAGTCCCACTTGCTCTGTGGGTTCTTCCTTTTCAGGGCGTAACACGCCCTCCTCTGTTTGTTGTTTTTGAACGGCATCTAATTCTATTGTTTTAAGTCCTACTTGCTTTGCTGTCTCAGGATCATTGAGAACCTGAATCTTTTTGTTAGCCCTCTTACCCTCAGACATCGCTTCAACCTTTTCTAAGAAGGCCTTCTTAGTATATAGCTTACCATCTATCGAGTACCTTGCAGGCTGATCCTTCTTACCCTCTTCTAAAGCTAACTCAACCATAGAGTCTTCCGGAGCCATAGCCTTGGTCTCAGCCATAATCGCCAACTCCTCATTGATAGCCTTGATCTTTGCTTTGAATACCTCTTTCCTGTTTGTGGTAGAGGATAGCTCATCTCTAGCCTGAAGGAGCTGCATTACTCTAGTCTCCTCCTTGGTCTTCTTCGCTCCCAATACCCGGCCAACTCCTTCTGTATCAAGTAAAGATCTAGCCTCCCTTCTAGCACCAATGTTCTCCTGTATCCTCTGATTCATATCAGAGTCAATCTTACCTAGCTTGTGCATTCTATTGGCCCAATTAGACAATGACTTATCAGATGACTTCTCCTTAGCCATGAACTCAGTGCCTGTTAGATTATTAGCCAACTCAACATTGCTCTTACTCCTGAATTGATTAAGCATCTCAATAGCCATGGTAGAGCTATTACTTCCCATACCGCCTGCCATCTCAGCTACAATCTCCTTCCAATCTATCTCTTGCCCCGCAACAGACTGAGCTAGGTACTCACCAAGACCCTCTAATGCGGGGTCAATTATTGCACGCTCCGCAACCTGAGCACCTATAACAGCACCCTTCGAGGCAACAGAGCCAACCTTAAATATCTTGCCTGCTAAACCACCACCCAAAAAGTCAACCAATCCAATTGGTATCCCCCTCTTCATACCTATCTCTCTACCCTCACTCCATACATTTTGATCCTGAAGAGCAAGCTCAACGTCCTTTGGGTTCATCATGTCGTAGCCATGATTCTTCCCGGCATCCAATACAGCATTCGTATACTCCATCGCATAAGACGTAGCAGCCATCCCTGTAGCCATGCCCCATTTAGCACCAACCGTAGCACCCCCCGCAACAGTATAGGGATTTGCCCCCAAAGCTCCATATGCAGCACCTGTTGCAGCTCCTGTCCCCGCAGCAGCACCGACAATTTTCCAACCATAAGGAGCCATCTGAGACATGCTATTTCCTGCTAGACCTAACATGTAGTCAAGTGGGTTGTCCCAAACTGTCTCCCAAAACTCAGAGGCATTCCTAGCACTAGCGGTGAGAGTAGCGGTTCTTTGAACCCCCCTTTTTTCTGCCTGCCTTTGCTCCTCAACAATTGTAGCAGCAATTCTAGACAACTCCTTAGGGTCTGTTATGTCTGACACACCTAATGACAAAGCAAGTATTTCTTCAGCAGCTTCACCCCTATCCCATCCGGATCTTATCTGAGCCCATATTCCTTCCCACCCCTCCAAGAATGTTTGGACCTGCTCCTTATTGAATCTAGAATCTAAATAGGTGTTTGCGTTCTCATACTCCTGAGCAGCCATCTTCTTTGTTATGGCTGTCTCCTCTTTAATTGCATTGAGCTCGTTGTAGATGGACATCTCCTCAGGCGTTAAAGACTCTACGTCAACTTTATCTAAGGTGGTATTGAATATATCAAGAGCCTCCTTATCCGTTTCCTGATTAATATACTTAGCCATCATGTTTAGATTGGCTGCGCTCTGAGCTTTCTCCTGTTGTTTTTCGTAGGCATATTGATCCCACTTTTCTCTAATCTTTACAGCATAATCATTTGCAAATGAATCATCAAATAGAGCCTCTCTATCTGAGACCACAGAATTATAGTGCTCCTGTATATCAGGTCTTACCCTAGCATACTCTTTACCCCCATCCTTCTCGTAGGTTAAAATCCCCCTGTATTTTGTTTTGAACCCTTCAGTTGGGTCAACCTCTATAATATCACCGCCTCTAGTAAGTAGATTGACCATGGTCTCCTCCTTATCCAATAGGTCTTGATACCTCTCGTAGGCCACATGCATAGATTGATAGTCCAACCCCCTGTCATTGTAAAACTTCTCGGCCTCTACATCAGATATATCAGTATACTTCCATGACCCCTTAGCGAAGTTGCTTGCTTCAGATGGTGTGTCAAAATAAAAGACCTCACCTCTTTTTAGTGCTTCTTCGTATGCGGCATCACCCGATAGCTGCATCCAATCACCGGGGTCCTGAGTGTATTTGTTGGGGTCCTTAGGGAAAAGAGTTGGGTATACAACATTCCTTCCGTCATACCCTGCGTCCTCAAAAATAACAGTAGAAGGTCTTCCATCCTCCCCTATCATTGCCTTATCCCTTAATGATTGAGCTCGGTAAGCCTTCTCGGTAAACATACGGTCCTCATCCTCAACGATTGGCTCAGAATGTACAGCATTTTCCTTTAAGTACTTCTTTAATTTATATGACTCGAGAACCTCCTCCCCGCTTGTAAATGGGTCAAGGTCTATCTGTAATGTCTCAGCCCCATCCTTGCTAGAGGTAACTATCATAGCGTCACCCACCCCGGCCTCTTCAAATGTGAAACCATACTTGCCGTACTCTTTATTGAGCATTGGAACAACCTCCTCCTCCTCACGACCAATAAGTCCCGGCGTGATAGAGGATAGGTATGAGTCCATAAATCTAGCGTCCTCCTTGTCTAACGACTCAGCCTGAGACTTTATGTCCTTTTGATGTTGACTCCATTTTTGACGCATTCTATCCTTCCACTCATCGCGGTTAATCTCGCCCTCAAATTCTCTAGGCATCGGAGTGGTATCTAGATAATCCTCAAGGGCATCCTGATCTAGTTTAAGCCAAGACCTTAGGTTCTCAGCCTCGCCAATCTCTTTCTTCTTCTCTTCTTTCTGCAGTTGCTGTCTCTTCTCTTCCTTCTCTCTCTTGTTGTATTCTAAATTCTCCCTAGCATAATCTAGTTTATAGGTCATGTTGAGCGCATTTCTTATATCAAATGTGCCACGACGAGAAGTGTCCCTCCCTGCCATTCTAAGGTTGTATGCCTGAACCTCTGTGACAGGATTTTTCATATCCTCTAGAAAATCTTCGAAACCTTGATAGCTATCAGCTAGTGTTGGTCCTAGCTCCCACTTATCTACATCCTCCCCCTCTCTATAGGAAGTCTTAAATTCAGACATCTGATTCCAAAGATCAAAAGCCTCTTCTCTGAACTCATCTGTATTGTGTCGTGGGTTTGCGTTGATCTGCTTTGTGAGCTCCCGGTAAAGATTCTGCTTTGTCTTGATTGGATCTCCCTTTACTCTAGCTTTGTTCTTTTTATTCAGACGATCCTGTTCAGCAAAATACTCAACATCCTCAGGAGACATTACCTCCTCTACTCTAAATGGGCCCTGATCTGTTGTGATTGATTCATCAAAGCCTGCTCCGACTACAGGGCTAACTTGATTTGACTCGACAAATGCCGATGAAATAGTTTCCTGTGGTAAGGCAGCCGTATCTACCTCTTGAGAAGTACCATCTTTTTTTTTTAGCCCAAAGCCCCCTAAACCATAAACATTTTCAAACTCCTCAATACTACTGACGTCATAATTTGGAGCTATGACCTTTTCGTAAAAAAGGGAACGCTTCTTATCATCCTGAAGGTAGGAGGTGAAGTCTTCAATAGTACCTAGATCGTACTCGTCCTTTAATGCGTCAAATAAAAGCTGTATTTTCTCGTTCACTATTAATCGTTTTTATCTTGTTATCAGGGCAGCTTCTTCTTTCCTCCATCTAAAGAGAATCCTCCTTTATCATAAAATGCTTTTCTTTCTCTAGCCTCTGTTGCCTTTGTAATGTCTTTTAATAGCTTCTCAACCCCGGCCTCATTGAACATATAATACTTAGCAATATCCCCTGCAAATCCATCAACCTTAATCATACCCTTATTTCTTACAAGAGCCCTGTCTTGTGCTTTATCAACATCTATATCAAGAGCATTGACAGTATATCTTTCGGGTATTTGCGTGCTTAATATCTCTATGAAGTCATCGTACTTTTCTTTGTTTTTGCCAACAGTTCCACTAAGATTATCAGGCTTAAGTGACTGCATGTGTATAGGAAACGCTTGGTTTATCCTTTCCCTCTCAGGAGTAAATACCGTGTATGGGCTCTCATCAATGTCACCTCTTACAACCCCACCCTTGTCATAGTGAGAGTATGTCGCTGTGAGATCTCCTGCCCCTTTCAATGCCTTATTCAAGTCGTTGAACTGATAGATGCCTTGAGGGCCTGTCATCTTCTTTATAAACTCCTCTAAAGGAATTATAGTTTTGTCTTTTCCTTTAATAGAAATAGGTCTCTCTGACCCATCTGCAAAATAGAATACAATATCGTCATCCCTTCTCTCAACCCTTGTTATGTCATCGTTTACCTGAGACAGTTTCTCAGCACCCGCCAATACATCGTTATTATCAACACCTGTATAAAGCTGCTCTATACCCTCTATAAATAGATTGTCCGAGTCGCCTCCTTTTGGGCTTTTCGGCCTTCCTCCACTAGAAGGTCTCTTTGTCATTTTACTTCCAACCTGAGCCTCGAGTAGATAATCAACAATCTCCCTACCCCTCTTTTCCTGCTCCTCAGTAAAAGACGCTTCAAACCCGGGAAGGTTATCCCTCTCCTTCATGTAGATTTTATCATCGCCCGCCTGATCCTCGTTAAGGACATACTCATAATTTATTATCTCTCCGGTTGGGTTTCCCTCCTCGTCCATGACCCCGTTAAACTGAGACAACACGTTAAGAAGACGCTCAGGAGTACTTGTTAAGCTATTAATTATTTTATCCTTCCACTGTCTATATCTTTCAGGCTCTTCTCTCGCGTCTTCAACAATAGTTCTGCCCTTAACTCTAGTGATATCTCCTAACCTTTTCACCTCCTCATTTATCATTCCTGTGATGTCTTGCTTGTAGAACCTCTGATTCTGTGCAGGCAAAAGCACATTAAGTGGCATCGGGCTACCCTTTGACTTGGTCACCCCATCCTCTGTCTCTGTCTCTGTGATACCAACGACGAAAGTGTTCGGGTCAATGTATAGCTGACTGCCCTTCCCCCCTAGCTTCTGTGTGAGCTCGCCCAACCATAGGTCGGCATCAATGGTCTTGTCTTCCTCTGCGTCTGTAAGCCTCTGAGTATACATCTCATTGAACTTATTTGCTATTTCGAAAAAGTTTTGAGTTCCTGTCTTAAGGTTGTTGGTCTTTAGCTGATAGTCCCTTAGATTAATCGCCCCACTTCTAAGCATACGTGTATTAAGCAACATAGCATCAGACAAGTCATTACCATACTTGATGATTGCTGCATTTGAATCCTCGGTAACACCTTGAGGAGCCTCGCCTATTTTTTGAGCAAACTCAGACTCCTGCCTTTTTACATCATCCCTTGTTTTCTGTCGAGTAGCGGCCTGTGCAGATAGTTGATCAGTTATTTCTTTTCCTATCTCACCCCAATTGATCAGGGTCTCTACCTCTCTAGGCTTATATTTGTAGTAGGTCTTTGCCATTGTCTTTATTAATAGTCAAATGCAGAATTAAATTTAGCACGAGTCTGATTGATCTGATCTTGAACACCTCCTACCCCATATAAAAATTCATTAAGCTCACCAACACTCATGTCGTATGTGCCTCTAGTTGATATTCCTGATATATTCCCTCTATCTGAAAGATATTTTCCAAACTCATAATCAGGAGCTATTTTGCCTTGTCTTTTTAACTTTTCAAACTCCCTTTCGGTTCTTGCAATTTGTCTTGTCCCTCTTGTTTTTTGGAATGCAGGTATAGCTCCTCCTACAGCTATAGCAGCCTGACCTAAGCTCTCTGTGCCTTGCCTTGTGGCCTCAGCAGCAGCCATTGCTGCAGCCGCAGAAGCCTCCTGTGCTCCCTCAGCCTCAGCTAGATCTAACTGAACACCAACGTCCCTGAGTCTCGAATCCTCCTGCGCTGTTATCTGCTCTAGCCTCTGCATCTCCTGAGCCATTGCGGCACGAGTCTTAGCCTGAGCATCCTCCTGAGCCATCTGTACACGACCTGCTGTAGCACCTACTCCCCGGACATCACCCTCTCTTGCAGCCTCAATAGCCTGAGCACCCGCAGCCAATGATGCCTCTCTCTGAAGCTCGTAAGGCTCCTTAGCAATAGCTAAAGCCTCGAAGAAGTTTGTCTCTAGCTTACCTCTAGCATCCTCAAACATTCTTGCGGCTGCAGCCTCAGCTTCTCCCTGAGCCCTCTTTTGCTTTGATGCATCATCGAAAGATTTTATTGCGCCTCCTATGGCCACTGCCGCTGTTACTCCTGCTGCTACCCAACTCATGACATTAGTTTTTTAATTATGTATCCCTTAAGCCTACTCACCACGCTGTTTCTAGAGGAGATATATCTCGCATAGTCCTTAAATGAGTCAGCTATTACTATCTTCTCTAGCTCATCTAAATTTCTTGTATTTGTAGGATTAAGATGTACCGTTGTCCAAACAAGCTCCGTTATAGAGTATAGGGCTCTCTTGGTTCCGGCATCAGATATCATTGAGCACGGAGCCTTTATGTGCTCGTACCCATTTCCCTCTGTAAACACAAGAACCTCCCCCTTTAGTAAAAAGTTGGGATGGTCATGCTTGTGTATCTTACCTACCACCCACATCCCTTGAGGTATCGTTATCTCCCTAACATAGATACCATCAGAGAAGGAGTGCTTCAATGGACAATGATCCGAATCACCAACAAAAGATCCCTCTGTATTTTTCAATAATGACTCAAACTCAAGAAGAGCATCCCTGCTAACACTCTCGTTGTTAAAGACTAAGTCTGCCGTTTCTTTAGTTAGCTCCATTGATAAACAAAGATACCAATTTTAAGGGAAACTTTTCATTATGCTAGACTCCACAGCAAACAGCTCTGTTGGAACTGAAGACACAGCAGTAGGTAGCTCGATGGTAAACTGACAGTAATGACCCAATACACCATGGGATTCTGCTGTTCCGTTCTTGATATAGAAACAGTAAGGATCAGCTATGGCCGGGGTGGATCCACCTGCAATAGTGGTATCCACAACGACCTGATTAATTCCTGCAGGCAGGTCTATGTTGACAGCAATAACATTCCCCATAAACACAGGGGTCTCATATGTTGGAGGTAGGCTGTAGTAGAACCCATCTCCAACGCTTATAATACTTCCAATTGAGATCAGTGGAGATATAGAGAAGTCAACCACCAAAGCTGCAGCAGGACCCGCAATGGCCGCACTACGGCCTATGCCGTTAAGGGACCTGAGCGCATACTCAGAAACATCAGCAGGGCTTGTCGCTGTGTTACGGACAAACGCAAACCACGAAGCCTCCTTCTTCTCAAACCACGTATAGTCAATGGTCTCAGATGTTTGTATGTCTGTCTCTAATGTTGCACTCCATGGATTGTCAGCCTCTAGGTTGATGGTCTTGAACAGCTTGTTCTGAAGGGGCAGATCATTGAATACGCTGATCAGTTGAGATTTATAAATAGCCCCATAAAAAGTATTCCTCCCTGAGGTGTCTGAATTGTGACGATAAATATTTCCTCCACTAACTCCATCACTTCCGAAGGTGTAAAAAAAATTGTTCATCCCGATCATCCAATGGGGAACATAGGAGTAGAACGAGGGCCACCCCTGAACTCCGTTACTATATGTTAATGTGTAATCTGCCATAGCTTTAACAATCGTTTATACTTACTATCACCCCGTTCACGACCTCTATCCATCTTCCTGATCCTGCTCCCACACCTAATATATTCCCCACATATATGGATTTATACCCTGTTAGCGGGAGCTCTCCATTGGGGTCACTAAATACCCAATCATAAAGCCCCGGTAATCCCGCAGCTCCACTCACGAGTGCGTGATAATACGTTGCGTCTAGAGCAGTGCCACATGTCCCTGTTGTCGTGTTAGATGCGGCCACGAAACTAGGCAATGCTGCAGGGCACTCTACCTCTACACTCATCAATGACAGAGCACACGGAGCTATCATTGTTAGGGTTAATGTTGTTGGAGTCGCATTAAGTTTAGGGATAACCATAACACATGTGCCGGGAATGGCAGCACTCAATGACACATCTGTAGCGTCTATTGTTGGGTTTGTGTTTCCTCCTGTAGCCACAAAAGTAGCTCCATTGTACCTGTAGCTGTCAAGCACAGGGCTTGTACCCGCTATACCTCCACAAATAACATCATCAGCAACTCTACCTAGATAGGTTATCGCTGTAGTGCCTGAGGCTGAATGGAAACCGTCTATTGGTGAGCTCAAATTATTGTAGGTGACCCCATCATACTCAGCCTTTATACCGTTAGGTGGGCCGCCGGGAGTGAAGTTTATTATGATAGCTCCCGTTCCTGCGCCAACATCAACAAACATCGAATAAGCAGCTTGTTGTGCTGCAGGGGCAGGCACAGCGGGAGTGATAGGACAAGGGTAGTCACATACATCACAGCTCTGAGCAGGCTGCAGGACACAGCTAATCTGTTGCCGTACAATAGACCCATCGCTGTAGAACCCATCGGGGGCACAGTAGACAAGGTCTACATCTGTATACACTGCCGTTGCTGTTGCTAGTGTTGGACCATTGATATAATAACTTCCTAAATTCGCCATCTATTTAATTTTAAGGACATCCACATTGAACCCAAGTAATTACTAATGTTGAAGGTTTCGATAATGCAAACGGTTCAATCCTCGAACAAACATTAATAGCAGTACCCGGAGTCAGAGGAGCCCCTGTTAATGTAGCTCCCGAAGCACAGTCAGAATATTGATAAGAGTCAGTAGTTCCTGCGGGGGGATTGCTTATGTTGTAGTATGTACATGTCTCAGAGCACTCCACACAATTACAACAAGCATCCTGAGCAGACCCCGTTATAGGGTGGGAATAGCAAAGCTGTTGACCTACCCTCTCTCTGTAATCCCATATCAGATACAGATACTGCCCTGCTATTGCAGGCATCACAAAGTCACCTTGGAATGTGGGAGTCGAGCCTATTGGTGTAATATTATTTACCGATGCAGCATCGAGTAGTGTCTTTATGTCTGATAAAGTGTTGTTGTATAATGTGTTGGTTCTAAGATACGAGAATACATCAGTTAAAGGATTCACATCGTAGGTGTCAATGCCAAACTTGTTGGAGATGATACTAACGGTGGACAAGTCAGCCGGGATGACACCACCCCCCTGCAGCCCTGTGGTTATGCTGTATCTTGATACCAATGGATTAGTTGTCCCCGAAGCAAAAGTTATCTGCTCAGAATGGATAGGAGATACAAACACCCCATCAGTCCACCTGTACTCGTTGTGGATAAACTCCCCTGAATCCGAGTCGCTAGTAACACACACCTCAACTATTGTTATCTCTTCGGCATCAACGCAAGAGGTTGTAATGTCTACTGTTGGTCTTGCTCCTGTTGAGCTTAAGGCTTCGACAGACATATTTATTTCAGTAACACCGACCACATTTTTGGGAACAATTAACGTGCTAGTGATAGGCCCAACGGCAACCACACTTGTGGGAACACCATTAAATGTCGCTATGATTTCAAATGAAATCCCCGCCGGGACAACATAGTCAACGCTCACATCTCCAACCAAGAACCCCACATATACACAATAGGTGTCCGTTTCGCCAACAGGTAGAGTTATGCTTCGTGTAACGCCACAGTTATCACAAGGAACCTCAATGGGAAGAGCAATGTCGTTAGATGACAATACGTACTCATTCATATACGGATCAAAAGCCCCTAGCTTCTGAGTAGCAAAAGAGGCGTTGAACAGGTCTCTAAACCAAGAGCGCATCCCCGCCTCTGATATCGCAGTAAGCTGCTCACCTTGCCCTCGACCCCTCAACTGTATAACAGCTCCTCTTTTAGCATCAGTGAAATACTTGTCATACCCCCAAGATACATAGCTCTCAGGATTGTGGCTTATACCATACTCCTCGGTGCGAGCTATCTGTGTTCCTAATACCTCAGGGATGGACGCTATCGTCCCCCCCGCTGCCGAGTCGGATAGTAGGTTCTTCCCGGCAAGGACGTAAGATATTTTGTCTTCCTGCAATACCAATACATCAGTCTCCCTTCCATCCATCTTCTGAATAGGTCCGAAAGAATCTTCTAGTGGCTTAAAGTTTAAAAGCCCTAAATTAAATTCATTTAGCTTGTTGACATTTGACTCATCGTTGTATACACCACTATAGGTCATGTCAGCAAATCTATCTGCCTCCTTGTAGTCCTGCGCTGATGTTGAGTAAACTCTATTGCCTAGATCAAAGTCCTTTCCGGTTATCGAGTCCCTGATCTTATAGCTCTCAACCCCATTTCCAAAAGTGAAGCAGTTGAAAAATGTTGTGTCTATTATAGCAGGCAGCGTTGCTGTTTGGTCCTGCACGTTTCCACTATGGAACCCGGAGGAGTCAATTGCATATGAGCCATCAGCCTCGTAAAATACATCAGGCTGAGTGTCCTGAGGGTCTGTTTCAAATATTATGAGTTGTTGAGCTTTTATCAAGGTTATTTTGACTACAAGCCTAACCATCCTTTTCGATTCTCCACCGCCACCTGTGCAGGATTTAGATGATAGAACTGACAAATACAAATCTCCCCCGGCCTCTCTTTGCCACTGAAAATACATCTTGTCCACATCAGCAAGTTTGGGGTCGTCATTAATCCATGTGGGAGAGCATGTTGGATAATTTTTTAACGGTAAGCTTGTTGGTATACAAGTTATAATTTGAACATTATTACTAGGGTCAGCCGAATCGTAGTTTTGATTTAATAAAGACCAAACATTATTTAAGTCCCACCAATCTTGCATATTATCATAATCGGCTGTAGCTAAAAATGTGTTGGAGTATTGACACCTTCTCGCTTCACACTTTTGCCTTCCTGTCCCCTTCCTTTCGTTGAGTATTTCTACTTTTATTTGAGACCCTGAAGGGACGTCAATATCAACCCCTCCCTCTGTAAAAAGCATGTGACCGAGTATTCCCTTTCCGCTCTTTATCGTTTCGTTGACATCCCTTACAACTGTTTGACCTAACAATCTAGTTGTGTTAAAATTGTTAGCTAAAACTTTCATATAGACCCCGGGGGGAGTGCTTGGAAGCCCGATAATGAAATCTCTCTCCTTAGCTTCTTTCTCTAGAACAGTCGTGTAAGCACAGTAGAAAATGGGCCCATCAGAATCAGACTTAACTATAAGCCTATCCCCCTCTTCAACTTTTCTAGCATTCTCACCATCTAGTAAAATGTACGTGTAGTTGGTTGATGGCTCTGTATAATAGAATTGACTATATATCGTTTCATACTTCTCCCTATCAGACTTCAACACAAACTTATACCTAGTGGCCCATGACGGAGGTTTCTGAGTCGCGGGTATTGTGGCTCTTATATGGTTTTTATTTGCTGATAACCCACAGGGGATGTGAATAGAGTTCTTAGGGCTGACTAATGTTGTAGTAGACCTGTTGAACTCATCCATGTACACCACGCCTAACTCATAATTCCTATTGCTGTGTAAACTTCGCGGGGTTCCTTGTGGGTAATAAACAGCGTCTATCGCTGTATTAATCTCGTAATACTCATAAGAGTCTGCCCCCACTCCTGTGCTATCAACAAACCTCATAGCTATGAGTTGAAACCCTATCTCTTCAGATGTTGGACTAGCGATAATGGAGATAGGCTCTCCTGCCGCATCAATGCCACTATCGGTCTCCTCATAGGGACCTAAGGATGCAGGTATAATGCAATTGAATGTATCGGTCCAAGTTGTCCCGTCACAAGATGTAGCTACAGGCTCTATATTATAAGCAGCTCCAACAGCTTCAATAAAATTAACATCAGAAGCTAAATCATAAACACTCGTATAATCTCTAGGGAGTGAATAACTAAAAGAGAACTGTGTAGTTTGAGTTGTCACAACAGGAGTTCCTCCTGTAAAGCTGTTGTGGTCAAATTGAAAGTCAATATTAATAATAGCCCCATTCTCTAAATCTATGCCCGAAAGATCTATATACATTACAGAGCCACTAACAACATATGCGGGAGTGTCAATATTGTATGTTCCTGAGTCTGTTCGTGTAGAAAGCTCCGTGGAAGTAAGGTCTTCAGATATCAACTCAGCAGAGTATTCAAGCCTCGTTGGATTGCCATTGGCATCATTAAGGTCGTAACCATCTACATAGTTCCCATACATCAAACGATTACCCATTATGGTCTGAGCCTGAGCAAAGCGTGGCACGTTATCATACAGCCTTAGTATTTCGTAGTCAGGTAGGATTGTGTATATCTTTCCATTGTCGAAAACAATAGAATAGTCAGTGTCATCTGCAATTCCCAAAACCTGCTTGTCAAACTTCTCAATAACCTTAATAGTGCTATCCGTGTCTTCCTTAAATAGAATATCGAAACCAACAACCAAAGGGCCCCCTGAGTTAACGGTAACAGAGGCGTTATTAACACTATTATCCATCCCATCATTCAGCCCCGAAGAGGTATCGAACGAAAAAACTCCCGGCACAAATGCAGGAGCTGTGAACTGAGAGGTAGCTGAATACTCACCATCCTCATACCTGTACCGATAGGAAAAGCAGATGAACCTCTCTTCCATAAAGTTCTCCTCTGCTCCTGAGTTAAATGTGGTAAAAGTTGGGGCCGCAATAGGAGGACGCTTTATAACAAGAAGCGACTCTTTAAGGAGGTCGGCCAAGGCAGTTGTTCCCCCACCATCAATGTATTCAACACCTCCCCCAATAGCAGGGTTGGTGTAATTTCTTCTTATGTTTATTTTCCTTGGCGCATTATAGTCGTCTGTGAAAAACAACAGGTCGTCAACCATGTCAACCCCGGTGATCAGGTAGGTAGGGTTGAAGTTCAGTGAGGTATTTACATTACCCCCATCATTAACACTTATTACATGGTATATAAGCAATGAGCTCTCTACATTGATAGAGACAATCATATCTAACTTCCCTGTGGGTAGAGCAGGGCTTGTTGGAAAATTTGGATCATGAACAAACCAATAGATAGTCTCTCTTGCTCCATCCCCAATAGCCCCGATGCATCTTGCGTCTGCACTCAACGCTGTGCCATCAATAAATGTAAGTTGAGACAACTCCTCATTGCCCTTAGTGTTTTCTACAGAACCAACCTCAGATTCTTCAGTTGAGCCTAGCCTTACATTCAAAGCGTCTACATACTCACCATTTGGGACAAGCCTCTCATCGAGCGACTTATTCATCTTCCCCCTTATAAAGTTCCTCTGAATATTAGCCATGCTACTTTATCCACTTTTGTCGTCCCCGAAGGTTCATTAGTAACCTGCCCGGGTGTATGTTACTTATTCTGATCTTAGCGTTTCTAAGCAACGCTGACTTCTCCTTTCGAGACCTCATTACAATATACTCCTGAACACCAAGCTTAGTACTCAATATAGCATATCTTATGTGGGCATATACAAACTCCTCAAATAATTTATTGACAGTGATCTCTGAATCAATTCCCCCCTCCATTCCGTCAGATACATACTCCAACACGCAAAGCTCACCCGACATGTCAGAACTGAAGTTAATAACCCCCGACTTCTTATCTATACCAAAGGTGGGGTTGAAGTTGGCTGTCTCATTATTGAGACCATATCTAGCACCTATAGCTCTTTCAAAATACCACTCCCCATCACAACAGTATCCCTCTACCCCATCAAACTGACTACCCTTGTTCAGGTATATACTCTTCTTTGTCCCGGTAATTCTTTCAAGATCAAGTGTTGAGAACTCAGGCTCCAACACATTTCCTGAAGCATCGAATAATATCTTGCAGTTGTTGTCTTGAAGGTAAGCCTTAGCTGAGGTAGCTTGGATGTTCTCTGTCAAAGGTCTTAGGTATCCATCCTTATACATAGATATCCTCACCCAATTCACATAATCAGAAGGAAGAACAAACCTCAGGGTGTCACACACCGATAGCTCTAGGACCTTTATCTCTTTGAATGCATCGTAGTTCAACTCCTGTATGGCTCTCTTTGCGTGGAACAACACCTTGTATCTAGGCTCGTTGTTTATCAAAGAGTGGTTGCCTGAGTACATCAACATGAAGTTGTTGACAATGTCAGACAAACTTACATACTGATATGATCCCCAATTAGCATCCTCAGGAACTGCCCCTGCGTTTTCGTAATACTGATATGCACTTAAATACGCCATGTCTTATTTTTCTTCAGCAATATCCTGAGTCTCCTCTGAGTTAGCAAAGCCATATACCTCAGCCTCTCTAATAGATACTCCTGCGTACTGTAATATTTTTAATACTAATGTGACCTCATCCTCTATACTCAACTCAAAGTCCTGAAAGTCTGCGGCACTCTGATCAAAGGTTGGCTCTCCATTAGTCAATGATACATAGGTCCACTTAGGATCTTTAGGATACCTGATGTAGTTGCACTCAACCTCAGTTGGAGCATCGAATGTAGATGGGAATACAGTGATGGTGTCTCCGTCTAGTGTATATGCCGGGAACAGCTCCGATGGAGCTGTCAGCATTGAGTTGTTGAGTATAGTTATTTTGCTTTGATGAACCTTCTCAGCCTCACCCTTAAAAACTCTAGGGGGCGCAGAGGCATCATAACACAAGACCTTTAGTATTAGGTAGTAATCATCCCCGGTAGTTGTTATTGATGGAGCAGAGAATCTATTGTCAGCAACATGAGTAAGATCATTGGTTACCGAGAACAGATCAATAACCTCCTCAAGACCTTTCTTTATATCGGCGTATCCCGTTCCGGACTGCCGAGTGTTTTCTTTCATTACCTGATAGTTGTACTGATAGAAGTAGTCCTGAAACAAATCCAACTGCGCCTGCTTTGCAAACAGGTTAAAGTCTGAAGGAGATAAGTATCCGTAGTTATTTTTATTCAATACCGAGAGTACAGTATTCCTAACTGAGTTTATCATTTTCAACCCTTTTCACAAAGATAAACAAAAAAAAAGAGGGGCTCATTTTTGAACCCCTCTCAACTAAATCATGGAAAGCAGAAATCATGAAAGTTGATTTTCTAACATCTTTAATGCATCTAACCCATCGTCACTCTTAAGATAAGAGGATACCACATACATGGGGTCCTCCCCAAAGGGAATCATCAGCATTCTCTTTTTATTAGAAGGGGTGTTGAAGTATACCTCCTTCTTATTATTCCTGAAAGATAATAATTTTTGATCAAAGAACTTTTGAATATTTGACTCGTAGCTCAGATTAGGATCAGATACTGCCTTTATGAAAGATCCGGGGTCTGCCTTAGCATACCGGATCATGTCTCTTTTGAGCTCTGCCGTACTTAATGAGTCAGGGTTTCTCTCGAAAAGAACTCGAGTTAAGTTCTCAAGATCCTCCACGTTTAAGTTCCTAGCCTCATGAAGAGCATCAGCCTCCATGTTCATTTGCTCTAGCTCCTGTTCAGCGTCCTTCTTATCATCAATCTCAACGAACCTAATTCCGTTGTATGGATGATAGTGAAGAAACTCCTGAAGGACAGGATTAGTTCTAGGAACTGTCAAGAAACCATCCTCAAAGATGATAGGCTCAACAATCGCCTGACCATCCTGCTCGTCCTCAAATGGGCTGTTCTGATTTCTAGCGTATCTGAGTGATCGGTTGGTCTGAGTATTCTCGTCAAAATGAAGTAGTGGGAATGATCTAGTGTTTCTTACGGGAAGTATGTAAGATAAGGGGGCCGCACCCCTTGTAAGCTTGTATGTCTTGTCTGTTAATTTAGATTTCATTTTATTAGATTTTTCTCCCATCAGTGGGAGGTTTTAATAAAGGGGGCACTAAGGCCCCCAATATCAGATGAACATGTAATATTACTCTTGGAAGAGGAAGAAGTTGTTCGCACCCATGGTACAAACACATCTCTCTGACAAGAAGTTGACCTCCATTGCATCAAGGTCGCTAGTAGCTGCGCCACCTGCTGAACCTGTGATCCAAGTCTTGTATCTTCGATCCTCAGTTTGAGAAGCTCGATACCGGACATGAAGGAATGGTCGCTTGGCGTTCTTGCCAAGAATTTGATCGTACACAGTAGTAGAACCTGCAGGGACTAATAGTCCATTTACACGCCCTGATCCTGCACCTGTCGGTAGACCACCTCGCATTGTTGGGTCATTCAGATATTTCCAATCGGTCTTGTAGAAGTCGTAACCTCTTCGGAATCCGGAGAATCCAAGGTTAAGAGCCATCTCCTCATCGTTGTCAAATAGACCATAAGAGGTTCCACCTGCACCATAAGAGTTCTGAGCTGCCAACATATCGTCAACATCGAAACCAAAGTTTCTATCCAAGAAAACCACGTTCTCTTCAATAGCTCCTTGGTTATCAAGTCGGCTAATGATGGTGTCCCACTCAGCAAGAGTAGCGGGAGTACCGCCTCCCCATACATTTCCTCTTTGACCAACAACGTGAAAGATTCCTTCTGAACCTGCTGATCCGGCTACACCGGCAACACCTATAGCAGCAATTGCTCCTGATCCTACTTCAGCAGGAACAGCCTCAATCATTGCTGTCTCTAGGTAATCGTCAAATCGTAGTCGAGTCTCATGCTCAGACTTCAAGTACCAAAGGTATCCTGTAGCTCCGTTCTCAGTGGTCACTTCGACCCATCCGATCTGAGCCATGTCAGAACCATTAACAGAGTACTTATCCTTTAGGATGATCGGCTTATTGTCGAAGATATCATCGTCAGCCTCCAAAGAGCCCTGCATTCCTGCAGTTCCTTTTTGGAACTCTGAACCATAGATGAAGATAGTACACACAGCAGCAGCAGCAAAAGCTTGCCCCCCCGCCTCGTAGTAAGCAACATCTATTGTGCCTCCTGCCGTATTAACACCGGTAACAACAGCTTTATTCTGTCCGTTACCTGCGTTCTCAGTTACAACAATAGTCTGACCTACTCGGATAGCGATGCTACCTGTTCCCGGTACTAACGTGTCGTTAACAGTGATTGTAGCTGTGTCTGATGCAGCAGCGGCTGCTGACGTACAGTCTACATATTTTGTGTGAAGTCTTCCTTGCTCTGCCCATTTTACAAGATCAGAGTTGGAAGGCATTTCTGCTCCTACCATTCTTAAGAATGAGGAGATTGTTCGATTACCATATCTTTCAAACTCCTTCTCGTATGTATCAGGTAGATACTGATTAAGGAAATCGAAGTTGGTAATATAGTTTGTTGCCAAGGGAACCTGCTCTGCGCTAGGCTGAAGTTGGAACCCCGGTGTGGCTAATACTGAACCTGCCATTTTTTTTCGTTTTTAAATTATTTAACTTCTGTTTTTTGAACTGCGAATCTTCAACCCACGACCTGAGTCGTTAGATAAAGACCTCACAGTTGTCCCTGATTTAGAAGTAACCTCAGGTGCTCTGCGCTCAGTCATATTGACATTTTTAGTTTTACGCATCACCTCCTCAGTCGCCTCAGACTTGCCCTGCTCATAAAAGAACTTGGCAAACTTTTCAGGATTCATAGCCATCGCTAATGCTCGGTGGTATCCTGCAGCGTCAGTGATCATTCCCTCTTCGTTGAGATACTTACTGATGAAGTTCATCGGTGTCTCTTGGGCCTTCTTTAACTGATCTGCGTCACCCGGAGAAAAAGTCACAACCTTGTCGTCATTTAGTTTAAATTCAAAACCTTTAAATTCACTATCAAATAACTCTTCAGTCTTTTTGGAGAACCATTCTCTCCTTCTCTCTCCCTCCTTTTTCTGAGTTTCAGCTTCTGCTATATATTGCTTATAAGTTTCGATTTCCTTCTTCTCTTCCTCGGATACAGAACCCCGGCTTGACTCAAGCGGTGCAGCGTAAGATTCCTTCTGTTCTTCGAAATACTTCTTAGCTTTAGCAATAGTTTTCTTTTTGGCTAACTTTACTTTTTTAACATCAGACTCATCGTCTAGATCCTCATCGTAAATAAAGTCATCCATCATGGCCTCTATATCCTCAGAGTCTAATCCCTCCTCGGTAGCCATGAAATATTCTTTTAGCAAAGAGTCCGGATCCATAGAATCAAAGTCCCTATGTAGCCTAACATAGTCATTGATCCCTCGACCTGTCTCTTTTTTATACTTTAGATAGGAAGCCACATCATCAGGAAGCTCTTCTTTAGCTTCTCTTTCGGCTAGGAGCTCGTCCATAGAGCCTATCTCCCTATCGTATCTGTCTTTAATAAATGAAAGAACGTCATTATCGGTCATCCCCACAGGCTCTTCAGCCTTTGTCTCTTGAACGGCCTCTTTGACCTCGTCTTCTTTAGGTGTCTCATCTATAGATTCTTCATGCTTATCTAGCAATTCCTTCTCTACTTCCTGTACGGATTTCTCTTCCGAACCACCTACTTCTCTTACTTTAATTTCCATTAGATTTAATTTAATACAAAGTTACATAAAAAACAAAGACGCTTATCTAGGTGAAAATTCAGCTAAATCAAAACCGTCTAGGCTATCTTCGTTTGATTCAAAAATCTGTGGAGGAAGATTGTTCTTCCTCTGATTAATAAGATTAGATTGCTCAGTGTTCTGCTGACTAATTCTCTTAGCCTTAGCATCCTCCCTAGACTTCTCTCTTTCAGATAAGGATTCAGCCTGCATACCTGATAGCTGCATGTTATAGTCAAACTCAACCTGCATCAAGCTCCGCTTAAGCTCTGCTTCACTAGACATCTTCTCTATCTCGAAAGCAATCTCTGCCTGCTTGATCTGTATCTTAGATTGAGTCTCGGCTTGGATTTTAGCAACTGCAGTTTCAGAAGCAATTTTCTGAGACTGAAGCTGCTGTTGACTCTGCATTGCTTGCATCTGCATCTGAGCCTGTTGCTCCTTCTCCTGCTTCCTTACCCGCTTCATCTTTAAGAGCTGATTAGCCAACTTAATGTTCTTGATCTCCCTTATGTCAATAGCGTCCTCAAGATTGATGTCGTTCTTAGATAATGCCATCTGAATGTTGGCTTCTAGCTGTGCCTTCTCCTCCTCATCCGGGGAGACCTCGATGAATATACCAAAGTCGTAGATATACAGATCAGATATATCTGTCAGTATACTTACGTTATACTTGCCAATCTTATTGGCAAAGTCATCCTTAAAGTCAGCATACTCCAATATGTCTGCTATCCTGTAGGATAGAGCCTCAGATAATGTCCTATAGATATACAGGCTTCCATCCAATATGTGACGGGTTGCCGTATTAGAGTTGAGTGCTGCCAACTTCTGAAGGCCAACCAATGAGTTAGGATCAGGAACCTGAGCGTCCCTTGGACCTAGGCCGGTAACTGTCCTGATCATGTCAAGGTAGTGGTTGTAGTTGGTAATAAGCATCTGAGTCTTAGCTGCTCCCGAGTTGCTATTAAGCTCCTTGATCGGAACTCGCCCCTGATTAAAGTCGCCATCCTGAGTGTAGCTCCTACCTATTACACTACCCGTTTGGAAGTAGAGCCTTAATGCGTCTTCCGGACTATAAGCATTGCCTGTCCCAAGATCCACCTCGTTGATGCCATCAGCATCAATGAATACGCCATCAGGAACAATTCGAGATATTACCTGCTGCAACTTTAAGTGAGTCATCTGAATTAAATCAGCAAAAGGAATCATCCTCCTTGTTATAGACTCAATAGCTCCCTTATACATCCTTGGGGCTACAGCCACATAATTAGGGATTGCATGTTGACTTGCTGATTTCGGCCTTACCATATTCTCCGCTAACTCCCATTTCAGTAGAATATTCGTACCCATAACCATAACGCCCTCATACCAAACATCAATGGTCTTCTCGATCTTCTCAAACCTTCCATCCTCCATCATCTCAACAGGAGGATTAAACTGATCATCCTTCTCTACTACTCGGCTACCACCCCCCTCAAGTATCTTCTTCTTGTAGACAAACTTTTTTGTGGTCTTGTAGTTGAAGTACATAAGAGTACAGGTGTCCCTATAAAAAATATCATTATCATAATATTGAGCTACATTGAAGTAATCATACCAAGACTGACTGTATTTAGATATGTTCTCTAAGTCCTCATTGGTTAGGCTAGGGTCTATCTTTCTTGTCTCAGTAATTGGAATAGTCTTTATCTCTCCCCAATAAAAACAATCTTTAAAGTGAGGGTCTTCGGTATAACTATATACCACATTTGCAGGGTCAACATAGCCTACCTTTACTCCCGCCCCGGGCAAGAACTCATGCTTGCCAACGGCAATACCTAAAACAGCTAGATCATAATCAAAACGCTTTCTAAGATCTAGGTAGTGGTTCTCCTCAAACAAGGTATCTATAGCCTCCTCCTCTGCGATCTCAATGGCGGGCTTATATTTAAGCTGCATATACAAGGCAAGCTCATCATCGTTTTGAGGCAACTCCTCAGGGGATGTCACAAACATCTGAAGACCGGTGTTCTGCTCTATTGTCGAGAGCATGTCCTTTGCAACCATTTGACCTTCAATCATGTCCTGATACTTGCTTCTCTTAGCCTGTGACATTGCATCCTGAGAGAAAGCCTTAGCCTTAAACAACCTGTCAGACATTCCGTTGACAACAATATCTACAAACTTAGGGATGATCGGTACAGGGGTCCAATCAAGATTTAAGTAAGACAGGTCTCCATCAATAGCAAGCTCGTTCTTGTATTTAGCTATCGACTGTTCTCCTCTCGCATATAGTCTCAGTCTGTGAAAGTCTCTCCATTGATTATAGTATCGACACTGATTGCCATCTCTCCTGAACCACTCATACTGTATAGCCTGTCCTATCTGAAGGCCAAACTCATCAGTAGCCTTCTCTGAATCAGAGACAAATTGGCTTGGAAATCCGGCAGATGTAATGCTTATTTTAACGTCTTTCATTTCTAATTAATTCACTCGTTCTACCCTTATTGCTGTACCTAGCAAAGTTAATGCTTATTTTTGATTCTTTTTTTTCAGGCACATACAGGTGCTTCTGAGTAGCCATGATAGCTAAACCTGAACTTATTGACGCATCATGCATGGTCCTGTTGTTTATATCGAACTTAGCCCAATCAATAAGCGTCTTTGTAAATGGCATCGACCCCATCACATCCGGCTCCCGGTATGCCCCCGAGAAGTCAAGACCAATATGCTTCTCAACATAAGACTCTATCGCTGCAGCATGAGCCTGCTTAACGTCCTCCGATGTATTAGGAATACCACCCAACTCCTTCTCTGTTCTAGATAACTTGTTGAAATGCTTATCGGGCCTGTTCAAACAAAAATGTCTGTAGCCCCTATTCTTAAAATGGTACAGTAGCCTCGGCTTATTGTTCTCCACAAGGATGGGCATCCCATAAAAAATACACGCCATCAGTACGTCCTCAAAAAATATCTCCGCTGTCTGCGGTCTAGCCACATACTCCAAGAAGAACTCATTACTAGGTGCGTCATCCATGTTGTACTTGGTCAGCCCATGCAGCGCACCCTTTGATCCACCACCCCCTACCGTTCCGGATATATCATAGGTGTCACATCCAAAAGCACCTACGTGTTCATTGCCCGGACGCTTGACCCCCCTTTGAGCAAGGACGTTGTTCTGCATGTTCTTCGGTGGGGTCCAACTCACCAAAAACCTACCCCTTGTGTCAGGACTAAATATAACCTTGGTGTCCTTCTGACCGTCCTGCCAATGAAAGCTCCCCTTAGTTAAGAAGTGCTCTTTGATCATCGAGTCATTGTAGTCTATCTGCTGATATATCTTTGTCAGGTTAAACAATGATGCCTTACTCTCGTCCCTGAAAGCATGTGACTCACTCCTTGGAAACTGCCTGTAAAATTCATTCAACGCATCAGGATCATCCTTTAATGACTCAACCTCAGCCTCCCAATAGTCAATAGCCCCGTTGGTTATCATCTCTCCATCTATACCAACAACAGGCTTCTCCGGCCTTCTAAACACAGGCATGCCATAACGATCTATAAACCCCTCCATGTTCCACTCCATAGGTATAAACAAGGAGTATAGACCACTCTTAGTCTGACTATTTGCGTTCCTATTCAACACATCAGAGCTTTCAAATAACTTCTTGAAGGCACCCCCACCCTTATCTAATGCATTACAGGTAGATCCCATCATGCACTTTCCAATTATCTTGCTGCCCAAGCGAAGACAGGTCTTAGTAACTCTCCAATTATTTAGGATGTTGTTCGGCTTAAGCCACTTCCCACTCTCATCGTGAGCCAAGAACAATAGCTTCTCACCATCATATGAGTTATCATCTGTGTTCTTCCAATCTATAGTGGTATCCAACCCCTCCATCTGCTCCTCATCAATATCGTACATGTTCCTTTTTGTGATCTTAGATGCAGGAACCCTAAAAGACAACTCAGTCTTCGGCTTATCCATGCCGTCCTGTATAGGCTTGAAGAAGAATGGAAGCCTGTTAGCAATAGGGACAACCTTGTTGGTGAACATCTTCTTTGCGTCAGGTCCTGTTTTTGATAAAATACCAATGCGCGAATCTTTGGCTAACGTCCCAATATTTACACACTCAGACGATGACATAAACGAGAATCCGGAACGCCTGATCTTAAGGTAATCTAACCCAAAGCAGCGATTGTCAGCCTTACATGCCTCCCAAAATATGTAGAACACCCTATTGGCCTCCCTGAAGTCGGGGTAGCCAATGTCGATACTAGACCATTGCAAGTACATATAGTGAGCCCCGGTTATGTAAGTTGGCTTACCATTATTCTTAAACCAATAACCAAACTCTCTACGATCAAACTCCTCCTCTATATAGTCAACCCACTTGTCCTTAAATGCGGCAGGCATCTCGTTCCATTGGAATATAGAGTGTATTTTTTGTAGAGGCTCAGGAAGATCCTGCCTTGTCCAATAGTCCTGCTTTTTTCCCTCCCACTGATGGGAGGTTTTTGGTAGTCCAACAACAAGACCGTATATCTTTACAACCTCTCCAATCTGTCCGGTCTTTGATATTACAACAAGGTCATATTTCTCGTTGTATCCATAAAGCCAAGTCCTGCTCCTGTTCTTAGTCTTAAGAACACTAGATGGCACATAGCCCTCTAATACGGTATACAATCTATTTTCTTGACCTTCTTTCTGCAAAACCTACATTAGTGTCTGTTCTAGATGCCCCCCTCTCTGACATCAAAATACTTTCTCGCTCCTGCTCTATCCTGCTGAGTATCTCAAAGGCATCAAATATAGCGAGCTTCTTGGTCGCCGCCGCATTCTTCAACCTGTCTGCGGCCAACTCATCGTCAGGATCGGGCTTGATAATATCTTCCTGAGCTACCTTTATCAGCTCCTTTACTGCCTTCTCTCCTGCAGCTATTATCTTTAATTTTATCGCCTTGTTATTCATATAGACAATGTTATCTGATGATCATACAGCCGGTACATCTTCTTACCATCTACATTAAATTCATATTTCACCTCCGGGTCAAACCCTACAACGTCACCCCTCTTTAACCCCATCGACCTGAGGTACTCACTAGGGTACAGCATCCTGCCCATTAGGGGCTCCTCACCCATTGGCTTCATAATGTAACAATCCCTAGGGGGTATTGGCTCCACAAAACAATACCTGTCATGCGCCCTCCATTGACCATTACGCTTATGCATAAAGAACTGATCGGGCTCTATGAAGAACAGGTCGTCCTTGAAGAAGCTCTTCCCGCTTTGCCTTCTTCCCTTCATGTCATTGTAATACTTAAATACGTTGTGATGGACCAAAAGGATATCCCCCTTTTTTATTGGACCCTCATAGCCTATCGGTGGCTCTATCACCTCAGCCTCCCGGTTAGAGAACTTATGGTCCTCCTCAGAGGTGCTCACTATAAGGTCGATACCACCGATAGACTTTGTGTTAGCATATCGCTTTCCCCCCACAGGCTTGGCTATGAAATAATGCGGTGACCTCATTGAAAGTGAATATTATATTCAATAGATATCGGAATGGTAGAAGTAAACTCCTTCCATAGGACAACCTCGTCAGCCCTCTCTATCCATATCTCAAAAGAGTCCCTCCTCTCGTTGTGCTTTATTAAATGGATTACATAGCTGTCGTTTAGAATCTTCTGCCCTACAATGTAGTGCATCGCCCCTGACTTATAATCGGGGCCAACCGCTATCTTCCTTATATCACTCAAGACTTCTAATCTTACTACACCTATCTACTGTGTAATCTACGCACACCTTAGGTCTATTGTTATATATGCTGCAAAGCATTGTTTCTCTATCCAACAACACACAGAGACCATCATCCCCCTTCTTTAAATAAGCGTGAAGCTCCTTATGTAGCAAGGATATTTGGTCACGCTTATCCTTAAATCTTGGAAACTCAGAAATAAATTTATCAGTGTACCTCTCAAAGGTATGGTGTAAATTTATGCTTTCAAAATATTTGTACTCATCCTCATCAACCTCAACAACTAGAGAACAACAAGCACTGTTAATACATCTAGTACAATCTACACCCACGACTGAAGAAGAATCCTCCCTAGAGTTACTGTCGCGGAAACCCCATCGCTGTTAGCAAAAATAGCTATTACATCAGACGCAACAAGCCCGTCAACAGGAAATGTTAGTTGAAGGCTTTGAGCCTCATTCTTCTTATTGAAGTCCCCCGTTTCTGAGTTAGCAATAACAACGCCATTCTTTGCTACCATAAGGGAAAAAGGCTTGGCATCTGATGATGCTATTGTACATGTTATCATGGCATATATAACATAATCGCCATCCTTAGTTATTGTGTAAGTTAGTCCCGGGATAATTGTATCTGAATAAACAGCAGATGCAGGAGATGTGGAGGTTATTGTAACAGTGTCTTTAAAGTATGGGGTAGCCCATAATGCTCTTCCCGCACCATTCCTAGTCAAAACCTGACCCGTTGAGGCTGATACTGCGTCAGTAAGTGCGTCTATTGCATTCTGAGCATTAACAGCTCCCGTCCCTCCATTTGCTATACTTAATTGAGAGCCCGACCAATCCCCATCATTAATTGCTAATGTTCCCCCAAGAGTTATCGTTCCCGTGGTAGTTATTGGGCCACCTGTCAAGGTCAGTCCGTTAACAGTCCCCGATGTTGCAATTGAAGTTACTGTCCCTCCTGATGCGGGAGCAGCCTTCCATAAGGCGTTACCCGTGGCGGTATCTTTGGTTAGTATGTGCTCATTAGTAGCTGAACCAACTTGAGAAATAGCATTTATTGCCCCCTGAGCGTTAACAGCTCCCGTCCCTCCATTTGCTATAACTAGTGTGCCCCCAAGAGTTATCGTTCCCGTAGTAGTTATTGGGCCACCTGTGGTGGTCATGCCTGTTGTCCCGCCCGCTACATCAATACTTGTCACCGTGCCTGATCCTGAAGGAGTCTGCCAAGTAACAAACCCATTAGCGTCTGACACCAAGGATTCTCCCGCAGCACCCAACGTGTTGGTCGAGTCCTTGATTGGACCCTGAAGAGCTGTAGTAGCCTCAATCTCTAAAGTATCTGTATCATCAACACCAATCCTAACGGTCTGAGCACCCGCACCTCTACCCAAGTCAAGAGTCAGCGTTCCCTCATTAGAGGTCAACAAGGTTCCTAAACTAACATCAGAATTCACCGTTAATGCTCCCGCAATTGTTATCCTTGTACCAACAGCAGCGTCCTGAGAAATTATAGAATCACTCAATGTTGTCGCCGAAGTATAAACAGGGACAACATACGCCGACCCTGAACTTCCCAACATGTAAGTCGCTAAACTATCTACCGTGAAGGTCTTTGTCTTGTTTGAATCTTCTACATCAGTCCCGATCAGATAATCAGAGCCTGTTACTACCGCTTGTGGATACGAGGATGTGTCGCTTATCTTAGCCATTGTCTTTTTGTTTTACCTCCCCGGTCTGCATATTTATGATGGAGTCCTTTCCGTATTTCTCAATCAGCTTGTCTTCAGCCGCAGTAAACTCCTTCTTCAATTGTCTAACCGAGTCGATTAGTGTTGCTTTTTGTAGTTCTAAATCGCCAATGGCCATCTTGCTTTTCTGAAGTGTGCCATGTAGACGAGTCAATTCTTCTAGTTCTTCTTTATCTAATTTCATTGGATTTGATTTCACACAAAGATAGCTAATTTTTTATTGCACGATATGTTAAGCCACCCACAACAGCTCCCGCAGTAAACTTTACCCACCCCCTCTGATACCACTTGATATCAGGAGTGAAGGTGTAGCTCTGTATTCCTGTCACATTAACATATGGGTTGCTGTTCTGTAGGGCCACTATATACTCGTTCTTCTTGAACAACCCATTCTTCTTGGTCCCTACCGTGATACTCTGATTGTTAGGGATCAGGATGGAGCTGAAGGTGATGTCTCGCTTGGTTATCTCCCCGGACAAACTGTAGTGAAGACTGTCAATATTGAACTGCTTCCTGAAATCAGCACAAGGGAGCGTGTCGGTAAACCGCTGTGTCACCGTGTCTAGCTGATAAACGGTAACAACCCTAGTGTGGGAGCTTACGTTCTTTATCTTTAAATTCTTAAACTCCTGCTTTATGCTGTCCCGAAGTGCTAGGAACCTTTTCTCACTCAGCTCTAAGGCTGTATTGTATGATACCATCTCGCCATTACGAGCCTTATAGACCATAGCGGTGTCCTTGTAAGAGGATAGTGCGACAGCCTGATCTTCAGCGATCTTCTTCCCCTGACACGAATCAAACCAAAAAAAACACAGAACAGCTATGACCGCCAAAAGTAGGATGGTCCTAGCGTCTATCTTCATTTCTTAGGCGGCATCCCGATCAAAGAGTCCTTCGTTCTCAAGAACATAATACCTATCGCTGCCAACTCACCCGCCTCCATTGAGCTGAATGACTCAGACATATACATGTACACTGCGCCGCCTATAACAAGAAGGCCAACGACAGTTGTCACTATTCCGCTTTTAAATAATCTATCTTTCATAGTTTTAAGTTTAAGGGACTACTCCCAAGTTAAATATTTCGTCCTGCCGTCTACCTTGCAGGCTTTTAATATCTGACCCCTGTTCCCCTCGTCCTTGTAGGAGACATGAACCCAATCAGGGTTTCTGTCATCTCCAAACTCCCAAATCATTTGGTCAAAAGTAATGTTGTCTTTGATGTAGTAGAACATCTGAGCATTGGTCTTGTATCCGTAAGAATCATCAAGGTCCATCGCTGCTCCGTTATTAGCCATGTGCTGAGAGCTAGACGCTCCCCCAATACGCTTGTTCAGCTCTTCACTCCTGAAGCAACTGTTTATCTTTACCGGGCCACCAACCCAATCCCTTAAGGGTTCAAAGACCCTGTCGGCAAGTAACTTTATCGCCATAAGCTGCTCTGCGTTTGGCTCGTTGTCTATATCGTTCCTAGTGGCCGTCTGACTATAGGTGGCCTCCTTGTATGATACATGGGCTGATATCTTCATTATATTTAATTTCTCCGAGCAGTCGCTCATTAGCTATTATTTTTTTGAACAAGAGTTTCAACCATTCCTTTAATTAAAGCTGTGTCAGTTTTGACAGCCGTCATTTGGTCGTTAAGTGCCTTAAATGCATCTTCATTTTTCGTGTTATGCTCTTTAAGGTCTTGCTTTACAATGTCTATCCTGTTGTTCATAAACTCTCTTTGTGCTTTCATTTCTTCCTGAAACTGCTTTCTCATCCCTGTTCTGCTATGCTTTGCAGTCAAGCTCTCCTCTTTAGCGTCTGCTTGACAAGAGTCTATGTGCTTGTCTATCACTTCTAGGCTATGCTTTAGCTTGGCTATCTTCTCCTTCATCGTAAACCACCCCCCAAGAACACTTATCACTAAGGTGACAATATAGATGACATCCTTCATGTTGAAGTGAACATCATCCATTCCGCTTACCGCATCCAACAAAGTCATCCCTGTAGTATTGGGTCCTGTAGCGAAATGGTCTCACCCATTGTTGTTGATACAGTCTTAATGTTAAACAGCTCTAGCTCCATTTTCGAAATACTATCAGACAACGGATGCCATGTAATTCTTCTAGCTATACCCCGATCCTTCTCTTTTACGTCATAGAACAATACCTCAGCAAAACACGAGGAGGTAGTGTAGTCCTCACCTAAACGCAAAATCTTAAAGTAATCCAACGGGTAGCCTTCATCACTCTTCATCCCGGTTTTCTTTTTGTAGTAAATATCTACTCCTCCTGCTGCTGCCATGCCTCTGTCTGCATTAAATTATAACACTCCTGATGAGTTAAAGTTTGAATTGGCACAACTGAGCCGTCCTCTATAAATGTAGGCTCATGATGCCACTTGATTACAAACTGTGATTCATCAATAGACTTTCTTATCGTATCCTCAGCGTCCTCCCCTATCTGAGAGAAGTCAATTAATGATAAATCATCAATACTTATTATCTGATATGTTAAATCGTTATGGCTCATAATTATGGTGGCGTGTCTATTTGTCTGTCTGCCTCTTCCATGTTCAAGGATTTCCCATTCTCAACAGAAGAGCCTTGTTGAGTTAATGTCCATTGAACTCCATCCCAACTTGCCTTGTCTCCCATCCTAAGCCAAAAACTTGGAGATAATCCACTTAAATCGCCGGGGGTTCCCCCGTTCCATATAGTAGCGATATTCGATGATTGGTCGGAGTTGTGCCAATAAGCAGGCTCATCAATGTTGCCCTCCAAGTATCCATTTGTCCCCAAATATCCTGTTCCTACCCCTATTTGATTAGAAGAATTAAACAATCCTGTAAGGGTGGCTCCAACATTAACTAGCAAAGTATTATCTAAATAAATCTTAGCATTTCCTCCTACGCTATAACTTACGAGCACATGATGCCAATTGCCATCAAATATACTTACACCTCCTGTCTCAAAGGTTTGAAAGGCCCCGGCAGTTTGATAAATCCTACAGCGTATTCTTGATGCACCCGTGTGTTGAATGTAAATAAACCGCCTATCAAATAATCTACAATTACTCGCCCCCCCAATAGAACCCTTTACCCATACTGATACAGTCATATCATTAACGGGATTAATCGAAGCATCGGCTAAAGATATGATTCCTTCATCAACACCATCAAGGTTCATTGAGTATTTATTAGAGAAGACATCACTAAAAATCTGCCGCCCGATATAGTTTGCGTTGGCTATTATCATCTACCAAAGAGCTACCATGTCAGTGGCCGTAGTGCCTGTCGATAAGACCCTTGTGACCTGAACCGGGACAAATGACCCTGCGGGAACCGCAGTTAGTGTTACCTGATCGCCGCCCATTGTAATTACTGTAACGTCTCCCGCTCCTCCAACATAAAGGGTCGCCCCGTTGTTGTTGCCCGGAGAGTAGATGGAATATACATCGCCCGTGCCCGGAACAAACATCCCCGCAAGGGATACTGTGAGCTCAGTTTCAGAATCTACCGAAACCACCGTAGCAATAAGCCCCCCGGTATCGTCATAGATAATGTCCCCCACAGACACTCCGCTTGTTTCAAATGTTGCGGCAGCATCTACTAGTTTGTCTGCTACGGCATTAACGTCTGCCACGCCGCTTAGGTACGCCCCCGCTAATGGAATATCTATGGTGTCACTTGGTATGACTGTAATGGCCCTCTTGGCCTGTAATGCTGTTGTTGACATTTTTTATTTTTTATAAGGGAACACTCTGTTTAACGTATCTCTTCTCTCGGGGCAGCCGCATCCCTTTTCGCCTGCTACCTTCTCGACAACCTTCTTTATCCCGGTTGCCTTAGTTACTTTCTCTATCGTATCTCCTAAGCCTCTTGGCTTCATCTACAATGCTTTGTTCTCCTCAAGGTGTTCCTACCTGATGAGCATTTCTTTAAACGCCTCTTCTGCTGTCTCCGCTGCTTTCTCGTTTTGGTGGGTTTATTTCCACCTCCTCCCAAAACGTAAGTTGGAGCTAAGGGTGTGTCTTCTCTTGTTGTCATACTTACAAAGATACTAATATTTTAATCTCTTGTTTTTTAGCTAAAGGGTCGATACCCTCCTGTGTTTAATGTTCTCAATTTAGCCAACCCTGTAATCTGTGACTTACTCTTCTTAGCCTTCTTTCTAGCTCTCTCCTTCTTGGACATCTTTGTTTTTGACATAGGGTAAACTTTGAGTATATTGCAAAGTTATCAAAAAATTAGAATACGATAAGAGGATGCCGGATAAGGACTACCTGAAGTATTGGCGAGTGATCCGGTACTACGTTCAGGCTAGGTACGATCTCTCAACACCGGAGCTAGAGATGCTCCTGTTCCTATACTCAGAGAAATATTTCGACAGGGATAAGTTCAGTGAGTTCAACGCACTGCTGAGTTGGAACAAGGGACGCTTCGAGAAGCTAAGGAAGGGTGGGTGGATAGTTGTCTTCAGGAAGGCAGACGGAAAGAACAAGGCCCTCTACGATCTATCGCGCAGGTCCAAGCAGCTTGTCTCGAATGTATACAAGTGGCTTAACGGTGAGGAGATACCAATTGATAGCAGCCGACTCACAGCTAAGAATGTATGCTATACCGATAAGATCTACCGGAACATGATACTAGAGATGAACGAGTTTATAAGACAGCAACGACATCCCTCTCGACAATGACAACGTAGGTGTCGTCACCTATGATCAGGGAGTGACCCGATCTCTTGTCGTAGTATATCTCATCGCCCTTCTTTATAGCTGAGACCTCCGAGCCCTCCACCACAACAACCCCTCTCTTGTAGCGAAGCTGCTCAGTGTCGTCAGCCGACAATAATATACCTGATTTTGTTTTAGCCTCTGCCTGTACAGGCTTTATGAGTATGTGCTTACCGATTGCTCTCATTTGGTTATAATTACATTTGTACTCAGGATGGTTATAGCAACAGACACCGCGTTCTGTAGTGCAGCCTTGGTCACCTTCAACGGATCAATTATTCCCATCTCGATCATGTCACCATAGTCCTCACCCTTCACGTCATAGCCTACACCCTCCCTTACCTTGGAGTGATAGATCTTGTCCGGGTCAATACCTGCGTTGGTGAGTATCTGCCGAAGTGGGGCCTTTAGCGCATCACTTAATATCGCGTAAGCGATTCGCCGCGATTTTTTGTCAGTCTCTTTCTTTGAATATATCTTGTGTTGGTTGTATAAAGAGAGACCACCACCGGGAAGTATACCCTCCAACAGTGCTGAACGAACAGCACACACCGCATCGTCCACCCGGTCATACAGCTCCTTCTGCTCTAGGTCAGTGTCACCACCAACATAGATTACTCCGATACCACCGGACAAGGACGCTATCCGTTGAGCTATAAAGTCCTTGTCTGCCTTCTTTGTCTCATTGGCATGGGCCGCCCACAGCTCGGAGACCCTCTGAGAAGTGTCCGGAGCGTCATCACCCTTTACAATGACAGTGGTGTCACGACCAACTATCACCTTGGCAGCATGACCCAAGTCATCAAAAGAGATGAGCGATAGGTCGTCCCCGGTCTTCTCAGAGAAATAGGTTGCACCAACACTGTGAGCAATGTCACCCATCAGCTCATGCTGCTTGTACCCAAAGGAGGGAGGAGGAACAGCGCATAGCCTCAATGAGTTCTTTAGGACATTGGCAGCTAAAGTGTTGGTCAGGCTCGTCGAGCAAGGAGCTATGATCAATAACCTCTTACCCCCATTTATTATTGGCTTTAATATGTTCTCAATCTGTAAGATGTTACTTATCTCAGCGTCACATACCAATACATGAACGTCCTCCATGATGCACTCGTCTCGCTTGTGGTTGTTGATGAACAACGGTGAGGTGTAACCCCGGTCCATACGCATGCCATAAGTGGTCTCAAAGTAAGTACTCGAGTCCAATGAGTTCTCTATGGTGACAACACCGTCACTGCCCACCTCGTTGTATACAGAGGATATGATCGAGCCAAGATTAGGGTCGTTGTTAGATGAGATACTAGCAACGTGGTGTAACCTATCACCCTCACAATCCAATGCCTCACCCGATAGATCAGAACAGATCTGCTCAGTTACCGACTTCAACTCCCGTAAAACCTCAGGGGTGATCTCCTTCTCCATCCCGCTGAGAACCAATGCCTCAGTCAAAACAATAGAGGTAGTAGTCCCATCACCCGCCAATGTCGCAGTCCGATCAGCAGCCTGCTTCATCATCCGTACAGCCAAACTCTCAACCGGATCATCCAACTCTATAGAACGAGCTACAGTTACCCCGTCCTTGGTTACCGTTATGCCATGCGTGTGATTGGGTGACTCGATCAATACTGTGTTACCCATTGGACCCAATGTGCTCTTTACCGCCCTAGATATCTTAGTGATGCCGTCTATTAACTTTGAACGACCATCACTGTCAAAATGTAATTCCATTAAATTTTATTTGGTTTAATCACAAATATAAAGGTTTATGACAGAATGTCGATTTTTTTCCCCTATACTGTGTGTGTATTTTATTTTATTATTTTTTTTTTTACCTATATATAAGGACTTTTTTTCGACATTTTCGACACAAAAGAAATAAAGTATTAGTAATCAGTAACTTAAGAAAAAAAAAACGACACCAAAATCGACACAAGAATGACACAAATCTAGCATAAGGACAAAAAAAGGGGCGGCATCTCTACCACCCCACAAACCAAAAGAAAGATTTTAGAGCAAAAAATCTTTTCGCCTTTCAGCTAAATCGACACCGTCAGCTATCTGCCTGACGATTTTTGCGTCCTTTACAAGAGCCCGCATTTTTGCAGCCTCCTGTATTCCGGTCACACCAACAGGACGCTCGTTGATCAACCTTCCGTTCTTAATCTTTAATCCTCTCATAATACACAAAGGTAAAAAATATATCACACAACACCACCGTTTGGGTTATATATGGTATACGCGATAGAGCCCCCGATCCGGAACTGATTTTTTTTTAGCACCCCCCCCATGACCTGCTGACCTACCTCCCGATTTTTTGGCGTTTTCCCTGAGCCCCTGTGTCCCCTGCCCTGCCTGCCATGGCGCGCGCCCCCGTGCCCCCCGTCCAT